GCAAGGTCGTCAACGCCTTCTTGGAACTGGCGCTTGAGGTGAGCCATGCGCATGGTCGCACTGCTCTCTGCGACGGCAACTTCCGTTGCGGTCGCGGTGCCCGTCACGTTGCCGCGCATGGCGTCGTGAATTCCAGACACGCGGTCAAGTCTATCCTGAGCAATCTGCGCGTATTGCACTTGCTGCTGGGTGATGCCGCCAACTTCAAGGTTGAGCACCTTGTCCTTGTCGAGGCTCTCGCTCAGCACGATGTAATCGTGCGGCTTGTCCTTAATGTCCTGAGCCAGTTTGTGGTTTCGCGAATCCACCATGATCAATCGCTTGTACGCGGCGGCGCTTGAGCGCACGCTGGTTAGATGCGAATTGAGGTCCCACACTTGGCTCTGGATGGCCATGAGAGGGCTGAGCGGATACGGGTCCTCTGGGACGGTGTAGACGCCAAACATCGTGTACGGCCCGTTGCGTGGCCCAAAGTAAGGAATGGGCTTGCGGATGTAACCGTCGTACTTGGTGTTTTTGGATCGACCCTTAACAATGGTGTAAATGGTCCCATTGACCATGCCGCCGCCCAACGCATTGTCAATCTCCTCTGCCAACTCGTCCAACACTTCGGGCACCCAGATTTCGTAGACGCCCATTTCCTGACGGTCCTCAATCTGCTTTCCCGTGTCGTTTCGGACGTCTTCCATATCGGTGTTCGACGGAAGATCGTTGATGGCTTCAAAGTCCCACGTCGGATCGTTCTCGGCTTTGGCAAGCAAGTCATCTTTGTCGATGGCGTAGCAGTGCCCAAGGTATCGAGCGTCTTCAATGTGGCTCGCGGCGGGGTCAATGAAGAAGCGCTCAGGAGAGATGCGGTAGACCCGCGGAAGGTACGGCTCCTCCCCGTCAACCTGCCGAGCCTCTGGACGAGGCTCACTCACAGTCAGGGCAACCCCGTACGCAAAGAGCGCATCGGTTGCGATGCGCTCAAGAGTCCGACGCAACTTTGTGATGCGTGACCAGCGGTTGAGAGCAATGGTCATTTTCTTGCCGAGCACAAGGTCCAGCATTGCGTCGGCGCATTTCACGCGAAACTTGGGCGTGTCATGAATGACGCGAGGCAGGACCAACGACACAAACTCATGCGCAAAGTTTTCTGGCGCGTCACTATTCGGATCTGCTCGGTCGTCACGAAAGGCAGTCCCGTGGTAGCCCTCGATCATCATTCGGACAGATGAAATGTGTGCGTCACGAAAGCGCTCAGCGCTTTCTAACTCTCTTCGCAGTTTGTCGAAGGTCGTGTCAAGCATCGTGTGTCCTTACTTTCCGCCGCCGCCGACAGGCGCTACCTGTACGGTTTGCGTTGCCTTAAACATTGTGGCTGGGGCCATGCCGCCTTTGTTAGAGCCTTTCATGGCTCCGCCCTTGCCGCCCCCCTGAGCACCACCCTTAGCGCCACCCTTGCCGTAACGTGAACTTGCTTTTGCTTTCATGGCCTGTATTCCTTCTTTGCTGGTTCTGTGCGGGTTTCGCTCGCGCGAGCGTTCACCTTGCGGATAAATGCGATCAAGCGCACGGCGTCGTCGCCCTGCACCTTCTCAATGTTTCGGTCATCAACGTACTTCACGTTCACCGCGTCACCGAAACCCGAAATGCGTTCGATTCGGTGAAGTGGGACAAATACTTGCTCTGAGATTGGAATAAACATGGTAATTCTTCTAGGTCACGGGGACTTTACGCGAAGCGTTTCGCGCAGTGAAAGCACTTCAGCCTGCCAACTCATTGACTGCAAGAAAAACCGCTGATGTTCTTCCTTGAGCGTCCGAATCTCGACACGCGCCTGTTCAAAGGATTGCGAAAGAGACGCCGTCATGGCTTGCATGTGGTCAATGATACCAGCGGCTTCACTTACCAGTGCGTAATCGTCGCCTGATAGAAATCCTTGCGGCATATTGCGCAGAGCAGTTTGAATGTCAACGCCTGTGTCGGGCATCTAACTCCTCCAATCCAATCAAGGAGTCTTTGATGTAGTGGGGCCTACCAAGAAAGATCTTGTATGTGCGTAGATTGTGCAGAATCGTCCGCAATCTCTCTCGGGCAACCGCCTGTTTGCCGTCACGAAACAAAACCGCCGCGTGCCGTGTTCCAAGCGTCGGATGCCACCCTGTTCCACGGATAATGCCCGTTTGAGTGTGGCTTTTGGGTTCGGTCATGTCATGCATCCTTGCATAAATTGAATTTCTCGTTCTCTGCTTTCAAGCGAGCGCATTCTAGCAGCAGCATCTTGATTGCCCGAGCAGCGCAAGCGCACAACTCGTCATCACGAACCAGAAGCAGGCTCAACGTCTCGTCAACATCCTTGCAAATAGCCTCTTTCCACACGCACACAAGGACCTTTCCCATTCTTTCATCGCTATCGCTTCGCACGATTCGTGCTCCGACTCACGACGCGAAGATTTTTCTTGCTGTTGTCGCGCGGGTTGCCGTTGCGGTGGTCAATGTCCTTGCCATCACCCTTGCTCACGCGACCAGTGCGCTCCGCCTCACGACGGTTCGCGTTGCGAGAAGCACGGTCCTTCTTAGACGCCGTTGACGACTGGAACTTCGCGTATTCCGCCTTGTAATCGCGCGCCATCAGCGTTTTCCTCTTGCACGGTCAAACCCCTCACGCGCGCAAAACTCTCGTAATGCCTCGGGATGCACGCGACGTGCCTTAGACATCGGCAACCGAAACCCAAGCAACCTCCCAGCATCAATGTACTGGGAGACTGTCCTTGCACTCACGCCAAGGCGTCGTGATACTTGCCCTGTCGTGAGCCACTCCGCATTGACGTCAACGGGTTCATTCTGCGGAATCTTGGGGATGTTTGATCGAGCAATCATGCCTCGTCCTCTTTAAAGATCGCGCAGATCACAGCCCACGCAAGCGCACCAGACACAAACGAGAACATCACCATGATGAACTCACGCGTGTTGGTCATCGTCGTGGACCGCCGCCCTTACCGCCGCCAGCCTTGTTGCGCTTGTCTTCAGTCAACTGCACACCAGCGCCCTTGGCCATCTTCTGAAACGCGTTCTTTCCCGCAGACTTTGCTGCAGGCTTCGCCGCGCTCTTCATCTTCTTTTTTGCTCCGTACATTATTTAATTACCTCGTTATGCTTGAGAATCACCCCAAGCGATGTTTCGGGCAGAGATGGCTCAGGACGTTCTGGGCCAACACCCTCGTCGCACAGCATAAGCGCTCCAGCCAACGCTATGACCCTGTCGCCGTGAGATTCTCGCGCACCCGAAGATAAATCTCTGGTGCAGCCTGCCTCAATCCCACCGTCCTCCATGATGACGTAGTCAAGCATCTCCCTCAACACGTCCTCACTTGGAACCACACATTCACCTTGTGCCATCATCCGCGCTAAATTAGACAAAATCGTCCGCTTGCTGCGACGTGATGAATTCCAGCCGTAACGCACCGTCATACGCTCAGTCGTCGTTCCCACCATCCGCTGGCGGTACACCTCGTGGTAGCCAATGCGAATGAAATCGTGGTGCATCGCAGCACCAGCGCCATTCACTTCCCAACCAATCAACGGGTGGCGCCTGCCCCGATACGCCGTCATCGCCATTGACACCATTTCGTTCGACAAGTCATACGGCGGAATGTTCGGATCAATGAACTCAGCCACCAATTCACGACTCTCAGCGTCCATCACCGCCACCGCAGAGTTCGCCGAACCCGTCCCGTACGCAGGATCCGCAAACATCACATACTCGCGGTTCAAATCACCCTCTTTGTAGATCCGCCAACGGCCATTTGGGTCAGGTACCAAGCGGCCACGAAGCAATTCACTGCGAATTCCAGCCAAACCGTGCTCGTTCATGTGTGACGTCACCACAGCAGGCGAGAAGAAGTTGCTGCCAGAGCCGATCTCCGTCGCAAACACGTTTTGCGCCATGTCAATCGTGTCTCGACGCTTCATCTGCTCGCCTAACCACGGCGTCCAGACGTACTCCGACAACGCCGTACCCGTCACGCGACCATCCACGTCAATCCGTACCTCCGAATTCGCACCTTTCAACGGGTGATCCGTGTACAGCAACTCCACCAAGCGGGGATCGCCAGTCGTCCGAGACTGTCGCACCAACGTCGCATAGTGCGTTCCACTACCAAGCGGAGTACTCACAGCAATCCGTGTCGCCGTGCAGTCCGCCGCGCTACGCCATGCCAGTTCCGCGTCTCCCATCGACGCAAACTCATCAAACAGCACCACCGTGCGACGTCCACCACGACCAACGTGAGCAGTACTCGCCTGACCCGCAATCGTCGCGCTCGTCAAAGGGTTGATCAACATCATGTGCTGACGCGTGTCACCGCCACGCTTCAACAACGTCTCTGGCGCCGCGGGCAACAACCAACGCGGCTGAGCCTCCAACAGGTAGTCCACCTTCCAAAGCAAACTGTCGGGATCGCTCGGACGGTCTACACCGTCCTCGACACGACTTACAAGCAACGTCTGCCACTCTTTAAACAACCAGCCCCACGCACTTACCGCCGCCAACAACCAACTCGCACCCATGTCTCGACTCTTACGAATCACACAGTCATTTCCATTCTCAATTGATGACAATATCTCAAGGACGGCACGCTCCTGACACGGCCACAAGACAAACGGACGGGCAGGATGGGCACTTGGAATCTCGCGACCACGAGCATCCACTTCTTTCGGCGCGTACGTCCAACCAGTCATCTTCAACCAAAGGCACAAATCTTCTGCAAATGCCGCTTTGAAGTCGGATTGGACCCGAGAATCCTTGGCTGTCGCCTTCAGAAACTTATCACGAATGTGGTATACGTCGGACACGGTGTATATTTTTCAGTTTCTTGGGTCAGTACCGTCTACATGGGGGGTGTGATGGGACAGGGTGATATTTGATAAGTACCCCGCGAAACGCGCGCGGGGGGGGGTCGGCGCCGCGCGCGGGCGTGCGGGCGCGTGCGTGCGCGAGCGCGGGCGCGTGACGCGGGCGCGTGACGCGCGTACCGCGGGCGTGACGCGGGCGGGCGCGTTCACATCGCCCTGCCGACTGGCCAGTGGCGCCATGCCGATGCCATGCGTCATGCATGCCACTTCGCGAGCAGGAGGCGAGCACGTCCACCCTCACCGATGGCCAGTGTCGTGCGCTGATCAATTTGTAAACTTGCACGCTCGCGGTAGACTTCAGGCCGCAGTGCCCGCAATCGGAACTGCAGCATGCTCACCTGTTGCGCGGTCGCATCCGCTTCGCCAGTTGCAATGGCGTCAACCACCCGCTCAAGGCGCGTGGCTGTGCTCAGCGCTGCTGCAGCGTGTGCCGCGCGGAACGCCTCGTCGCGCCGCATCCACCGCATGACGGTCGCGTCCGCCACGCCCGTGGCTTCACTGGCCGCCGTCCAACCGTGCGCGGCGTACACCTCCAGCCAATCGGACTGCATCTGCTCACGTTTCAGCGCCATGCTTCGCGGCTCATCCACCATTTCAACGCAATCAAACAATGTTGTCAATGAGAATTCTGCGCCCATAATGCCTGCAGTTTACGGCACTTACGCACCGCTTCCAAAGAATCTTCGGAAATCTTCAAAGTTTGATGCCCAACCCCATTGACATTACCACAAATGTGGTCGATACTGCTTGCTCAGTTGTGATTCTGCAACTGAGATCGCCTCTGTTTCAAGGGACCGCATGAACTACCTCGAAGACCTCAACGCCAACTCTCGCCGCGAAAACATCACCGCCGCCGTCATCACCATCCTCACCGTCATCGCTCTCATCACTGCTGCCATCGTCTGATTCACCCAGTTCTCGAAAGGAACACCTCAAATGTCAAATTCAAACACGCGTTTCGTCATCAACCTCAATCCGTCCAACTCGATCAACCCTGTATGGCTTAAGTCGTTCCGCCCATCGGATTGGAACGGGTCTGCGCACGGCCCAGTGGTCGTTGCCACCAACGACCGCAGTGAGGCGGTGCACTTCCTTGACTTTTACGATGCTCGCAATCTCTTGCACTCTACAATCGGTTGGCCTGAGTCCCGTGTCGAAGAGATCGGGATCGCGCCGCCGACGACCCCTGCAGAGGTCGAAGCGGAATGCTGCGCGCAGGAAGACGCGGAAGACGCTGAACTGGTGGCGCGCCGCATGGTCAGCGT